TACCGGCAACAGCGTCAGCAACTCTCGGCGGTCTTGTTTCTTCGGTTACTGCCACAGTCGCACTACCCGCACCCGCATCAGCGAACCTCGGCGGTCTTGCCGCTTCGGCGATCACCGCAGTCGAACAGAACGCTATCGCAACAGCAACCCTCGGCGGTCTAGTCGCCACAGTTGATTCAATACCGACACCACCAGAACCTGAACCCACACCAAAACCATCTGGCGGTCGCAGAGTCTATTCAACGACACCACGCAAAAAGATTGAACCCGTCATCGAGCCAGTCGTCGAGATACCAGTGATTGAACCGAAACGACGATATGCGGTTGCGTCAACATCGTTGACAGGGATGCAGGCACAAGCGACAAGCACTATCACATTCAGCATCTTGGACGATGATGCTGAGGTATTGTTGTTGGTCTGAGGTAACAATTATGCCAATCACAAATGGATCTATTGCAGTCGGAACGGCTGCCACACTTGTCAGTCACGCTGGAGTAAATCCAGGCACTTTGCACATCAGCAATCTTGACAATACCGACACAATCTTTATTGGTGGCGCGACAGTTGTCGTGAACGCTGGTCATACGTTACCGAAAAACGGATCCGAAGACTTCAATATCTATCCAGGTCAAAGCATGTACGCAGTATCAAACAAAACAGGTCACTCAGTAGCGTTCACACTCATCACGCCATAATGCCTTACTTCATTACCGACAAGTCACCAGATTGTTCTGGTTGGGCAACCATCAAAGAAGATGGCGAAGTCATCGGCTGTCACACAACGAAACAAGATGCAGTCGATCAGATGATCGCGGTGTCTGTTGCCGAGGACATGGAACCTGGTGGTGAACGCGCACCTGCACCACCGAAGGATCAGATCACAGGCAGCGACAAGAACCCTGCTGGTTCGGCTGCAGGTAAACAAGGTGGGATTGAAATCAATGAGACAACTGAAACTGCGTTGAAGAATAAAGTCACCGATCACAACGAGAAGATGGATGCAGATGATCGGCCTGTCTGGACTCGTGTGACGCTCGGTGTATTGAAGTCTGTGTATCGTCGCGGATCTGGTGCGTACTCGACATCGCATCGTCCTGGTGTTAGTCGAGCGGCTTGGTCGATGGCGCGTGTGAATGCGTTCTTATACTTGAGTCGCACTGGTCGTCCGCAGAATCCGAAGTACATCACCGACAACGATCTGTTGCATGTTGATCATCCGAAACATTCGGCGGCTGACCGTGCGTTGCCAGACAACTATCGTCCAGCACTCTCACCTGATGTTCCTGAAGGTCGTGCTTGCGGGAACTGTGCGTTCTACGACGAAGACAATGTGCAAGGCGAAGGTGACAATCTGAAAGCGTATTGTACGAAGTGGGATGATTATGTTGACGGCGGATTCTATTGCAACGCATGGCAACCACATGAAGAAGAAATGGAAGAAGAAGAAGAAGAATCAGTTCGGCAGGTATCTCTTGAGATACCTGTCTATATTCGCACCGCAGCAAGAAAAGGATTGGACTACTACGGTCAGGGTCTTGCGGGTGAAGGGCTGGTCGATCGAACCGTTCGTGAAGCACGAGACATGGCAAGAGGCGACATCACCGAAGACAAAGTCATCCGCTCGAACGCGTGGGCGCAACGACATGCCGTAGATCTAGACGCACCAAAGAACTCGGATTCGACCAACGACGAGTTCCCTGGTGCGGGTGCGGTCGCACATTACCTGTGGGGAATCAACCCGCTCAACCCGCAACCGGCACGAGACTGGTTCGAACGCAAAGCAAACCAGATCAAAGACGAACGAGGATTGTTCTCGTTCCATCGCGCCAAGACTGAATACTTTGCTAACATTCCAGGCATGGAAGACAACAAGGTTGAGACACGCCGCATTCATGTCAACGAGTTTGAACTTCGCGCAGGTCCAACAGGTGACGGAATGTCATTCTCAGGATATGCAGCAGTCTTCAATTCTGATTCTGAACCGTTGCCGTTCATCGAGCGAATCGCACCAGGTGCATTCCGCAAATCGTTGAAAGGTCGCAACACAATCAAGATGTACATGAACCATGACTCGTCGATGCTTCTCGCTTCGACACGGTCAAGGACTTTGCGACTTGAAGAAGATTCACGAGGTTTGTTGGTGAACGCCGATCTGCCAGACACAACTGTCGGCCGTGACCTGAGTGTTCTGATGCAACGCGGCGATGTTGACTCGATGTCGTTCGGCTTCTCGGTTCCTTCAGGTGGCGACAAATGGTCAGATGATGGCATGACCCGCGAACTACGCCAAGTCCGTTTGCATGAAGTGTCGGTCGTAACAGGCTTCCCTGCCTACAAAGCAACTTCGGCAACTGTTCGTTCTCTTGACATCCTTGCCGAACGCACAGGTGTTGACGCAGACAAGCTCGCTGAGGCGATCACAATGCTCGAATCTGGGAACACTTTGTCGGATGAGTCAGCCGAACTGCTGTCGAGTGCGGTCAGTAAACTTCGTGCCGAACCAGCCAAAGTCCCTTCGTCGGTGAACTTGTTGACAAAACATCTTGAACTGTTGAAAAAGTTCTAGATTCTCGTCTATAGTTCATTCTGTCGGTAAGCGTCCCGCTACGACTAGAGATTGGTCAGCGTCCCGCGCCATCGGAATACAACTTCCTGCGCACCACCAATCAACTACTACTCATGGAGAAATCATGAAACAATTTATTGAACAACAAATGGCACAACGCGCAACAGCGTGGGAAGCCGCAAAGAAGATTCTTGATGTTGCAACCGCCGAAAAGCGTGACTTGTCAGCAGAAGAAACACAGACATATGAGCGCATCAGCAAAGAACTTGACGAGCGCACAGCAACAATCGAGAAGCTCCGCGCCGATGAGGCCCGTGAACTTCGTTTGGATGCAGCAACACGCGAGATCGCAGACCAGGTTCGTCCTGTCGCTGACGCTCCACGCGCAGAGCGCAACGACAACGATGTAATTCGTTCGATGGCAAAAGGTGAAATTCGTTCACACATGTTTGAGAAGCGTGATGTTGTAAAGACATCAGCAGGCGCACCAGTACCAACATCGTTCTACGACCAAGTGATCATGCTTGCTCGTACGGTTGGTCCAATGCTCCAGACTTCAACAGTCTTGAATACAGCATCAGGCGAAAACCTTCAGATTCCATCACTTGCTCAATACTCGACAGCGGCAATCGTTGGCGAAGGCACAGCAATCGCAGAATCGGATCCAGTATTCAACTCATTCATCACTTTGGGTGCATACAAGTTCTCGTTCCTCGTTCAACTCTCACGAGAGTTGGTCGAAGATTCAGGCGTGGACATCTTGCGCTTCTTGGCTGATCAGACCGGCAACGAACTCGGTGTGCGTGTTAACGCTTCACTGACAACTGGCTCAGGAACAAACCAACCAAAAGGTATCGTCGTAGCATCAGCTGTCGGCGTAACTGGCGGAACCGCAGTTTCGGGTGCGTTCACAGCAGACAACTTGATTGACTTGGTCTACTCGGTAGACACAGCCGGTCGTCGTTTGGCTGGTTCAGGCTTCCAGATGAATGCAAAGTCAATCGGTGCAATGCGCAAACTGAAGGACACGGCAGGCAACTTCGTGTTCCAACCAGCACTTAGCGCAGACGCAAATGACTTGCTTCTTGGATACCCAGTATTCGAGAACCCAGCAATGGCAGACACGGCAACAAGCGCGAAGTCGGTAATCTTCGGACACCTTCCTTCGTACTTCGTTCGCTCGGTAGGCGGCATCAAGTTGGATCGAAGCGATGACTTCGCATTCAGCACTGATCTCATTACCTTCCGTGCAACAATGCGTGTCGATGGCAACTTGCCACAAACATCACATGTCAAACACTTCATCGGCAACGCTGCTTAATTACAGCAACCGATAACAGACATGACAGTCCGCAAGGGCTGTGACTAGGATTAAGCCTCGGTAAGATCGTGCAGGACTTGCCGAGGCTTTACCTATTCCCGCACTATTCTTAGGAGGATCATGTGGCAAACAGTAATCGTCAAAGGCATACCAGTCGAGATGCCAGGAGCGTTGGCGGAACGATTAGTCCGAGCGGGCGCGGCGCACTACTTGGAAGTGTCCGACCAGCCAATCCCGACCGACTCAGAATCCTCTGGTATAGCAACGCACCTTGGGCAGCAACAGGATACGGTCAGCAAACCGCGCAAGTCATCCAAAGGCTCGCGAAAGAAAACCACCAAATAGCAATCCACGCAATGTACGGACTTGCGGGTTCGTCATCAACATGGAACGGATTCAAGGTCTACCCACAAGGACTCGCCGCATACAGTGACGATGTACTTGTTGCTCATACAACGGAATGGGCAAGTCAAGATCTGTCGACGCCGACTTTGATGATGACATTGTTTGATGTGTGGGTGTTGAAATCTGAGTCGTTGAAAGATTGGAAGAATATCGCGTCGTGGGTTCCGATTGATCATCAGCCAACACCGCCAGATGTTTTGCAATGGTGTGCGCGTCCAAATGTAAGACCGATCGCAATGTCAAAGTTTGGTTCACGAATGTTAGATGTTGCAGGAGTTGAGCATCTGTATGTTCCTCACGCAATCGAATCTGTGTTCCAACCAACCGAATCGGTTGCTTTGCAGAATGGCGGGAAAATGACTGGTCGAGAGTTCATGGGCTGGGAAGAAGACAGATTTGTTGTGTCGATGGTTGCGACGAACAAAGGCAATCAGCCTGCCCGTAAGGCGTGGGCTGAAAACATTCTTGCGTTCTCAATCTTTGCCAAAGATCATCCTGATGCGGTTTTGTATTTGTACACGGAACCTGATGGTGCGATGTCTGGTATCAGTTTGCCGACATTGATGGATGCGGTCGGTATATCGGCAGACAAGTACAAGGTCGTTGACCAGTATGCGTATCGGCATGGTATTCCACAGAATGTGATGGCTGCGATGTACACGGCGTCCGATGTTCTTCTTGCTTGCAGTATGGGCGAAGGGTTCGGAATACCCGTCATTGAAGCTCAAAGTTGTGGGTGTCGAGTGATCGTCAGCAACTTCACGGCGCAACCTGAGCTGGTCGGTGACGGCTGGACGGTTGAGGGTCAGCCGTGGTGGGATGCGGCACAGAAGTCATGGTTCTTCACACCG